AAATCCTGCACGGCTTGCAGCGACCTTATACCCCGATCATCAACGAAAATAGGTGTGCTTAGAAGCTGCATTGTCCACTCAATACAGCCAGCCTCTTCCGAAAGCACTTTCAAGCTGGCATCCGCACCCGATCCACCAAACACATCGCCGTAAAGAATGGCCGTTTTGTTGCGCCCAAATACCGGCATGGTTGATTGATAGCCCGGAACCAGTGCAGTGATTTCATCGCCCAAACCAATTTCACCAGCGCCCAACACAACAGACCATGAGATCGGATTGCCCAGGGCTGAAAACTGCAACGACCCACCGGCGAACGACAAGAACAGATAATTCTTGTGGCAAGCAAGGTGCTTGGGCGTATCGTTAGCCATGCCGGTTATGATCGGAACAAACGCCGTGCCGTCAAACTCAAAAGCCTTGTTCACCCCATCGCATCCATACATGCGCTTTAAGTTGCTGGCCCCATAGAAATTGTAGTTCTGAAACTCATATTTACCGCCAGGCAACAGCGTGATCGCCATGCTCGCCGCCGATGCCGTGGCGCGTGTTGATGCGCTGATCTGTAGAAACTCGCCATTGCTATATGTCCCGGTCACGCCCGTCAGAATAATCCGCCCGACTGCGTTATTGGCCGCAAACGCCCCGCTGGTGACAATCACCCGGCGCACGGTTCCAGTTGCTCCCGATGTCGCGCCGGTCAGTGTCGCGCCCTCAGCGATGCCAGCAGCAAGCCCGGTTGTGAACGACACAGACACCCCAAGATCAACGCTTGTCCAGCCTGATCCCGTTGATTTCCACATCACGCACGCAGTCGCCCCAGCATTATCGCGGAACGCATAGGTCACGCTGTTGTATATCCACACGCCCCTAATCGCGCCAGAGCCTGTAATAGGGTTGATTAACGCCCGGCGCGTCTCGATCGCGTCTTGCAGATAGGTGCTATCCAGCGTATCCGTCAATGCCCCGCGCTCAACAGCAACGCCGTTTGCTGTGCATTTGGTAACGGCAGACACCTGCAACGCCTCATTATCCTGGAACGTGCCGGTCACATCCGTCAAAACAAGCGTGCCGGTTGATCCTGCTGTGATTGTTGCCGCAACAAGGCATTTCCCCGTGGCCCCAGATGTTGCACCCGTGACCGTGTTGCCCTCAGCAATCGAGGCAACCCCAGCATCGTAACTGATTGTCCAATATGAGGCTTCAGACGCCAGCGCCCGGCCATCATATCGTTCAATGCCCTTCACCCGGCGATACCCTTCTGGGCGCGGCTCATAATTCAGGCACGAAATCAAACCGCCAGGCGCACGGTTAATAGGGGCCGTGACAAGATCAAGCCCCCCACCCAGTGCCGTGTATATGGTTTGTTGGCCGCCCCTCATGGTTTATATGCCCACGTGACGGTAATATTCGGTATCTGGTCATGCACAAGCCGTTGCCATGCCACGCGGAGGTCTGCGGTGGCAAACTGATACGGCCCGGCCGCTTCATCATATCCAGCAAGATCAACCAGGGTCTGATGCACGAGCACGTCATGGTGAATAGTCGGCAGCCGTGGAATATCGGCGCTTGCGGATAACACCTGATTGGTCAGCAGGTATTCACCGGCAATCTTGTATGCTTCGTTTGGCGCAGGGCCAATCATCAGCGCCCCATCCCTTGGCCGGATCGTCACATGAAAAGGGGCGCTATCAGTGACATTACCGACCAGGTAACGCTTTCTGAACGTGCCCCAGTCCAGAGGTATCAGTTCATATTGCTGTGCAATCCCATCAGCCACCCGGTAGCAAAGCACTGGCGTATATTTGTCAACGATGAAAAACTTGTGGTCACTCAGACCAAGGCCGATGCCGGTATAGGCGTTCTGCCCGACAATCAGAGCCTTTTCATCATATTCAGAACGCGCCCAATTCCAATCAGCACGCGCGTTCTGAATCTTGTCCCACGCCATTTGAACCAGCGTGACAATCAACCCAAGACGGCCAGTTTGCGACACAACACTGGCCGGGAGATTGTCTCCAATCGTCCCGGACAGCTTGGCAACCCTCTGGCATATCTCAAGATAATTCATGATCTTATGCCACCCCAACAATTTGATATGGATAACGGGGCACTTCGCGCAAGATCACGCCAGAAGTTGCCAGCGGATCAGCCCGGCCATCGTTGCCGACAAAGTGAGGCTGCGTGATAACGGCTTCTTTGAGAGAATGAAAAAAACACCGCTCCAGTTTTACAGGCACACCGCGCTCCACTTTAATCTGCCGCAGATTGTGGCCTAAAATCACATAGTTTGGCTCTGTGCTTTCATAGGATTGCACAATGTTGACAATCACATAAGCGGCTTTGTCAGCTTTTTCCTCAAGTGTTTCTGTCCGGCCAAAGTTAATTGCCATGTCCTTTTGGATGGCATCGTAACCAGTATCAGCTTTGCAGCTTTCAAGGACGGCTTCATTCGTGCCATTGCGCACAGCGTCAATCAGCTTGTCCAGAGTGCTGCGCTTGTCCACTTCAAGATTGTGTGTTTCGATTGCCTTAATCAGTTTTGCGCGGTCGTACATGTGACGGGCCTTTCATGTTGTTGAGAGAATAAAAGGCGGGGCTTTCACCCCGCCCCTGTATTAAGCGCCGTAATCAGCGGTAACAAGCTTGCGCGACAGTATAGGCAAGCCAGACACAGGATCGACAACGGCCACATAAAAGCCGGTCTTTGCCGAGTCTGTGATCTCAAGCGTATAAGAGCCTGTTGCCAGCGTCTGCACCTTCAACAGCTTTTTAGCCGTATAGGTAAACAACAGCGTTCCAGATGCTGATTTTGCCTGAACGGTTCCAGATGCTGTTGTTGCTGTTAGCCCTATTCCGGTTGCAGCATCCGACAAGAAAATATCAAACACTCTTGGCGCTGGAACTAACTTGTTGTCATGCGACAGAAACCGAACCTCAACATTCGCAATGTTTGTTAATCCGGGCGAGATAACAAAACCAACATTTGATTTTGTCCGGCCCGAAGCAACAGCCGCCGCAAGGAAGGCCCCTGCTTCAGGGATTTGCCGGTAGTGCTTAAGGTCTGTTGCCGTCAGCACACCGGGCTTGATTGGTTCAGCCCATACACTCATATTAGGCCACCCGGATCGGGAAAGCGATGTAATGGATCACATCAGATGCGCCATTCAGATCGGTATCTGCCCCAATGGTAAAGCCCACACCGGCAGTTGTTGAGCCGGTGTACGCAGAAATACCATTCGATGTGATCCGGGTCACATACGCATCATTGAGGGTTTTCCAGCCCGAAGCCGCCGCCATAGTGGATGACCACTCCAGCGTGCCTTTCTTCGTGTCGGTTTCGTTCCAGATTTTTACATATCCGGGCGCGAAGCCTAAAGAGACGTTAATCGCGGAACCAGTCCCCGTAACCGTCCCGGTAATTGGTAAAGATGACATAATTTAATTCCTTTCTTTTCCGCTAGCGACCATTATGCGCTGAGGTCAGTAGCTGCACACTCGATGCGGGTCATCCATGAATCATTGACAATTTTGGTGTCATGATAGGTCTTCCAGCCAATCGTACCGCGCTGTGCCAATGGGTCAGATGAACTGACTTGTGGCTCACTCCGCAATATCTGAATGTTTGTGCTATCAGAGCCAGTGATGCCGCAATGGATGAAGGCTTCATCACCAAAGATCAGGATCGGGTAAACGTCGGCGTTGGTTCCACTGGTTGACAGCATTGTTGTGCCAGAACCAGCTTTGGCACCGCCAGCGTCCGCAAAGGCGTCAAAAGCGGTTGAGATGATAACGCGGACGCTATCAATCGTACCGATTTCTTCACCGTTTCCTTCAATCATGTCGTCAGTACGGGCGTAACGCTCGATAGGCTTAAAGCCCGGCAAGTTTTGAATATCGTTACGCAAGTAAGGGTGGGCAACCGCGATATAGGCCTTAGGCACTGGCACAGTGCTTTCGCCTGATCCCGCAGTGATTTTCCCTTTGGTTGTCCGGGCCTGATTGTTCATCAGATACTGAACAGCAATACGGATTGTTTGCAAAGAAACAGGCGTATTGATATCACTTCTGGCCGAACCGTTTGAGCGGGTGACCGAGGTGCCGCCGCGAAGAGCAAAGAAAGCGAGGCGCTCGATTGAACGGATTGCCTGCTCGCCCAATTCTTGCGCGATTTCCTGCAACTGCTTCGGATAAGATGACGCGTCTTTGATGACATCGGTTGTCGGAACCCAGTTGCCGTATTGCTTAACGGTGCCTGTGATGATGTCGTAACCGCTTGTCAACGGTGTCGGCGTAACACCTTCAACCAATGGGGCGGTTGTAGCGGCCATCACCTGGGGGCGGCGATGTTGATAGTTCAAGGTGTTGTTTTTAGGAATTGGCTTAACAGCGCCCATTCGTGTTAAAACAGATTGTGCTTTAATCTGTTTCAGAGCATCAACCGCCATAAACTGATTGACGCCTTGGGTAGTACCGGCATAAGTCGTCATGATTTTAACTGTCCTTTCTCATACAGCGCTGCATAGTGGTTTAATTCATCCGGCGACATCTTTGAAAAATCCAAGTCCCGGACGCTGGTCACCTCTTTGAAGGCTGCTTTCTGCGCTGGTGCTGCGGTCGTAGCCGCTAGCTGCCTCTGGCGCAGGGTTGATACCTGTGATTTCACCCTGGTAGCGTTTTTGTAGTCAGTGAGAACGTCGGAAAGCACGTTCGGGTCAGTGCTGTTTCTTATATCCGCCACGCCATCTTGCCCGTATGATTGCTGAACAAATCGCCAGAAGTTTTCGTCGCTTGCGATCTGATCCATATCGGGGTGACTTGCGCTTAGGGCTGCACGTCGCCGTTGAAACTCCACGTCATCAATCTGAACGCTTTCAGGCTTTGCTACTGTTTGGGCTTTTTTCAGACTATCAACCTGATGGGACAAGGCCTTAACAGCAGTTGCCATATCGGGATAATCTTGCTCAAGCGCAACCAGATCAATCTTGGGCGCGGTCATCTCTTCGAGCCGGGCCTTTAACTCGTCGCGTTCTTGCTGGATTTCTGCGAGCGTCTTGGTCAGTTTTGACACACGGCCAAAATTAGACCTGTTTCGCTGCTGCTCTTTCTCAAGCAAGGCTTCGAGTGATTCAATGATTTTGTCGGGTGTTTCGTCTGATTCTGGCGCTGGTGTCGCGTTATCCGTCACGGGCGCTTGTTCAGTGGTTGCCTGTTGTTCTGCCTTTTGCAGTTCAACGTCACCAGAAACATCGCTACCCTGGGCTTGTTGTTCAAGCGCGGATACATCATTGGTTGTCATAATTTACGTCCTTTTTGCTGTTTTGTCAATATCGCCATTCTCAAGTGCAAGAATGGCAATTATCTGGCCTCGAAGGAGGTTTGATTCATCGTGAGGCAATCCAGGAGTGGCCAGCGCTTCCATCAATTTGTATCGCTGGGCGCGTAGAAACTGTTTGTAGTCGGGCCATTCGAGGGTTCTGTGGATCGCGTGTATCATCCGGCGAACCTCGTACCGTCTGGCACATCAACGCCTGTCGTTGTCTCGATGGCGGTTTGTTGCCTTTTGAGGGCCGTTTCTGCCGCTTGCGACCGCTCTTTATGGTCGCGCTCCGCTTGTGCGTTGGTCAGCATGGCTTCGAGGTCGGCCATACTAATATTAAGGTCGCCTGAAAGCTTTGCCATTGCAGTTTCACGCGTGATATTAGCAAGCTGCAAGCGCGTCTGGCTATCCATCTCTGCAAGCTGAAGCTGTGTTTGATACTTAATCTGGTCGCGCTGCAATGCCGGATCAACCGCCTGACCCTGTTGCGCGGCCATCTCTGCATCTTGCTGCAATTCTGCCGGGGACTTGAGGAACTGATCCGGGTCAAGCATGTTTGCCCGGAACGCCTCCCGGTATAATTCATCAATCTTGGTCATCGGGGCCAGCAGTGGCGACTGCCCGAATTGCAGCATTGCCATAATCGTTTGACCGCGCATCTCACGGGCCAGCAGTGACGTGCTGCCCTTGGCGATCACGCGCATATCACCCTTGACGGTTTCATCGGGCGCAAATTGCATGTTCCACTGGTAGAACCGGCGTATAATCGGCTTCGTGATGTCGTCATCGAAGTTTTTCAGCAGCCGCTTAAAGTTGACATTGGACGATGAAATCATCATCGCTGTGCCAAACGCGGTGTTGCTTGGCGTTGCGCCCGGCTCCGGCTCTGCCCACGCTGGCAGGCACGATTCCAAATCCATAAACTCCTTGGCCGTGGACACCAATTGCAACAATTCTTCCTGGAAACCCTCCATTTTGAACAATTCAAACGGCGGATAATTTGCAGGGACGGCCTGCTGTGCCCGTGCCCAGACCTTGCCGGGCGTGATCGAGTAATCGCCGTCCACCGGCTCAATCACCGCTTTATCCACCACCAGTTGAGGCCGGGTTGACAAGGCGGAATTGTCAAGAACCATCCGCCACGCACTGTTCAGCGCCGTCTGGCTGTCCCGGATCAAATCGCACTCGGACAGGCCCCAGATGCTGTTTTCAACGCGCACATACGGTACGACTGAATAAACACTTTCGCCTGTATCAAGCGGTGCCGGGGACAATTTCAACACCTGATTATTTGCCACCAGTGCGACTACCGGGATATCGATTAGGGGGTCATCGTCTGCAAATAATTGAGACAGGCCCTCATCACCGTAGGCGTCAGCAATCTGGCGCACCTGTTCGGCGGTCAGTGATCCGTGCCATTCCCACACGATGATTTTGTCGGCTTTATTGCGGATATCGTTTAATTCTGCCTGTCCACTGTTGTAAACCGTGGGCATCATCTCAAGTGGCGCTGCTTTCAACACCTCAATCAAAGCGCGTTTATTGACCCCGGGATCATTTGCCAGTTTACGCATCTGCGCTTTGGTCAGCGGTCGGCGTTCGCAAAAATATTCAGCATCTTTAACGCTGGTGGCGTTCGGATCGGGAAAGAACGACAGCGGATCGACCCGCACAACAACCGGCTTGATATGACCGCCCTTTGCCAGCGTGTAGTTTCCCGTTTCGTCCCGCATCCATGCGCCGTGCGTGCATGATTCCGAAACTGGCCCCTTGACGATACCGACACCGTATAGCGTCCAGTCGTCGATCACGTCACGAAAAACTGCGGAATAATCAGCCTCAGACAACTGATCGTCTATCAGGTCGCGCATTGCGTCACAGGCCTGCCGGGCGGCCTCTTGAATCTGTTTCGCAGCCTCAGGATCACCCGTGCCGTTCTCTATATCCCGATCGAGCGAGGCTTGCGGCGTTGGCTGAATGTCCCAGTTTTGTGCATCAGAGGGAAAAAGCGTGTCATAAAGCCGGGCACGGATTTTGTTGACTTTTGCAAGGGTCGCTTTGATATAGACTTTTGCGCCGGTTGTCGGTGCCTCGCCGGGTTCATAAACGCCCTCGTACTGCCGAATTGATTTCTGCCAGCGCAATTCCACTGAGGTTTTTGACCGCTCGGCCTCAGCACAAAGCCCAAGAATATGCCCGGCGATGCCCTGCACGGCGGCAAACGCCTTTTGATCCGCGTCTTCCTGTTGATAATCAATATCCTGCATTGTTCTGCCCCGGTCTGTAGCTGACGTTTAACGCCCGTGGAATTGGTCTGGTTTGTGCGATTTTCGGCCCGGACATCATCAGGTATCTGAATGCGTCCATCAGGTGATCGTGTTCTTTGACGATTTTCCCGTTGCCGGACGTATCCCGGCGATAGGATTCATATTCGCTTCTGAATTGCACTAAGGTATTGAAAACCTTGATCTTCCCGGTCTGCAATCCCATCAGGCAGCGATGCACGCCAGCCTCGACCGCGTTGTCTGCTGGCACCAGATTGAGGCCCAGCGAGAGGTATTCGTCAAACAAGCGCTTGCCATCAACCTGTGACCGGCCACGACTGGCCGGATCAATCGCGCCGCGCACCCACGACCCTGACAGTTTAATCCCTGCTGCGTGCGACGCTGGCTGTTGCTCGCCTTGTTTATACTCGCGGTAAAGATACCAGGTGTCGTTGTCCCTATCCCACGCGCCCCACAGACCAGCGGTTGCGCGAAAACCAACATCAAGGCCATACGCTCGCGGCCAGAACTCAGGCAACTGGAACGGATCAATGGTAATATCTGACCACGACACAGGGTAAACAGCGCCGGAACCCAGGGACGGTATGCCCTTTGTCCGTGCGTCAAGTTCATGTGGCGGGATGCTGGCCAGCAATTCGGCCTTGGTTTTCTCGTCCAAATGGGGAACATCGTCCCAGCCCGCCGTGACCGTGAGACGACTTTGCCCGGCCTTAGCCTCCATAAACGACCGCACGACCTCGGACATGCCCTCCAGCGGCGTGAACGTAACCAGAACGATGCCGAAAACTGTCGCCGTGCGGATCAGGCACTCACTGAAAACGTCCATCGGTGGCTCTTCATCGCACCACACAACGTGTTTTGCTGTGCCCTCAAACGATCCCCGGCCCTGTTCGTAGGATTTCAGGCCGATTGTTGACCACTCGCCGGACGGGACGTGTTTGATTTTGACGGTATCGGCCAGCCCCTGAATGCCCTGCCGCCAGGTAATATCACCGATCAACCAGCCTGGGATTGCGCCGTCACCTGTAAAGGCACGCTTGCCGTTGATTGTAATGACATTGCCGAATAGTTTTTGCTGGATAATGTCACGCGTTGTTTCGTTGGTTTTACCAGCGGCCCATATATCGACCTGTTGATGATATTTCGTGCCATTCCACCATGACGGATAAAGCCCTGTTGCGTGCCGGGCCACCTCATACGCGCCTGTCTCTGTTTTACCGACACGGTTTGCGGCCCGAAACAATCGCTGGCTGCATTTGCTGGCCAGAAATTCCATGTGGCGCGGGTATCGGTGCCGCGAGTGATACAGCGCCTGGCCGTGCATGGTGTCGGTATCGTTAAAAAACGCGAACGCTCTTGATTGTTTGTGCTGGATCAACGCACGTTCTAGCAGGGATGCGGCCTGATTCCGCCCGGCATCGTCCAGATCGGCAAGCGCCGCTTCGACCTGCGCGGTTAAATCAGCCAGTTGCTCGTTGCTGATCCAGACGGTCACTCGCTATTTTCCCCACGATTTCCCAGCAATTTTTTAATTGACCCGATTACACCCTCAGGTGTTTGGGGCGCAATAGTCTCAATCTGGGACTTTTCGACGTATCCATGCGCATGGGATAGCACCAGCTTGGCAATCGGCGCGGAATAGAGCTCACCGAGCGCCCCTTGAACCAAATAATTTTCACAGAATGTTTTTAATTCTGTGAGTTTTGCGGCAAAATCTTGGTGCTTGTCAGCCCAATTTCCGAGGGTTGGCCTGCTGATTTTTGACCACACGGCAAAACCCGTCATTGTAGGGCAGACCTGCCCCTCAACCTCGCGCCACCGGCCAGCAATATAGGCGTCCACTGCGTCAAGCGTGTCCTGGCCTCGATATTTAGTGCTATCGCCTGTGGTGTGCGGCATTTTATGCGCCATGGCCCTACTCCCTGTTACATTATAACATAACGCTAAGGCGTGCTTACGTCAAGATAGTCTCGATGTGGGACTATATTAGTCTCAAAGTGGGACTAATTTTGTTTGACAATCTTTTGATTGATTCGCCCAATTTTACCGTGCAAATGCAAATAACCTAACAATATCAATGCGCAAACTTTTGATGGACTTTTGATCGTTGCTTGATTGAAAGATAGTCGCAAATCGAGATAGTCTCATTCTGGGACTAAAGAGTGAAATCCAGTCTATTTCTGATTTTCCATAATACTGCTACGCGCACATAGAGACATGCACATATAAACATATCTTTATGTCCTTATATGCAATGTTATAACATACCCCCCCCTCTAAAAATAAAACACATAATTAAATAAATTACCCCTTGACGCCACCCC